TCTTCGGCAGGATCACCGAAGTCACCGGGATACATGGCTTCCTTGCCGTCCATTTCAAACGGTTCATCCGTTTCCCTGATCTGACCATCCAGCCTTTTGTGTGTCGGTCTGGTTACGCCATCCAGTGTGGCATCCCACTGTTTCACCACATCGGCACCTTTGCTTCTGGCTGTCTGCCTGGCATCCTCCGCCGAAGCCTGCTGGATTCTGTGGCCTTCGGTGCGGACGATGCCCTTTGCACGTCCTTTGGGTGCTTTGGCACGGAACTGGATATTCCGTGCAATTTCGTCATACAGCATGCCTGACGCAAGACCACGGCTGATTTCACTGCTGACGGTTCTCTTCAGCTTGTCCACGTCAACACCAAGCTTTTTGTACAGCGGTTTGTTCAGCCTTGTATCGGTCATTACAGCCTTGATTACGGCATTCTGATCGATGGGAGCAATAACAGGTACACCCTGAATGTGAAGGTCGTACATGGTGCCTACAAACGCATCTGTGTAGCTGTCGTGAAGATACTGATTGATGGTCGTGTATTCATCACTGTGGAGCTTTTCCAGTGCCGCTTCCACCTGTTTCTTCAACGTTTCCTGATACTGTCTGTGATAAATCTTCGACTGTGTTTCAGGTTGTGACAGGTACATTCGTATCTTCAGATTGATGTCCTTCAGTGCTTCCCTGTACTCTTTTTCAAGTTCATCCAGCACCAGTCTTTCCATTGTAAGCTGATACTGTACAACCTCTTTCTGGCGCTTATTCAATCAGCACACCTTCTTCACCCGGCACTTCCTCAACCATTGCATATGGATCGGTTTCTTCCGGGTCAGGAAGCTTGCTTTTGATTTCATCAATGTCCAGATCGTATACATCACAAATCTGTTCAATGGTCAGTTCATCGCCAAGCTGCATGGCAGTGGAAAGCAGGGTGTTGATTCTGGTCTGCTGTTCCTGGGCCTGCAATAGGGCAATCTGTGCCTTTTCCTGCTCATTGATGATGGTTTCGCGCTCAAAGTTGAAGTACACATCCGTACTTGCGTAGGCAGTGCCGTTCTTCTTGTTGATTTCATCCAGCACAAGGTGAAGCATCTTCAGCAGAACTTCTTCCAGATTGGGAAGCAGGCCTTCACACTTCAGGTCAAGGTTGTAATATGCCGTCTTGATCTGAACGCTGACTGTTGAGCCGGAATCCTTCAAGGCTTCCGTGTTTACGCCCATGCCAAAGAAGAAGATGTTTTCCTTGTCAATCTCCATCTTGGTTTTCCTGGCTTCAACAGGAATATCAACAGTCTGCACATCAACGCCGCCATCTTCAGTGACGCCAATATGCTTCTTGGCCTTGATGTTTTCAATCAGTTCGTCAAGATTATCGCCCTCAAAGCCCTTGACCACATACAGTGCTTCCTGTGTGTCTTCAATGTTATTGGAAAGGCCCACGTTCATAACATCATAGTCATCAATCAGGGGTTTGATCAGATTCAGATCACTGCGCTGTTTGTCATTGTTGTCCAGGCGATAGAAAGGAATTTCGCCGTAATCATCACGGTACAGCTTCTTACCCTTCTTCAGCATCGTGTGGGGCTTGGGGTTGAACTCTTCGTATTCATCCAGTTCAATTTCCCCGTCATCAATCTGCACATAATAAAAGGTCTGGGTCTTATCCCAAACCTCAATGCGTCTGATGGCTCTGCATTCATCGTCATAGCGGTCAATGTAATGTCTAATCACATAATCGCAATGATCCTGGGTTTCTCTTGCCCGTACTTCAATCACGCCCATACTGTCAGCACATTCAAAGGCGGTTCGGCCTTCGTCATTGCGGTAGGCGTACATGAATTCACAGCCCTTTACGATGGTGCCAAGCAGGAACTTGTACAACTGTGCTTTGAAACGTTTGTTATCGTTGAAATAGATATCCAGTTCCGTTTGCAGTTCCGGAATATCACTGTTGAACTTGTTTTCTTTGCCTGACAGCATATACTGTGCCTGCTGTTTGGCAAGCAGATTGAAGAACGGGTGTGGAATCTTGTAATTCGATCTCAGCAGGTCTTCTTTTGCTTCGCCTTTTCCATCCACAAAGAAAATGCGCTTCTTCAGGATATCGTGCTCACCTTCATAATAAGCAACACCCTGCCTTGCAAAACGTTTCTTTGCGCTTGCTTCATCGTTGTCAATGAAGCGTCTGATTTCCTCGACCGAAAGCATCCTGTTTCATCACCTCCAATAGAAAGCCCCGCCCCGGTTGAACGGGGCAGGGCTGGGTTTATCACGGCGTTGCCGAAGTTGTGATTTTGGCCGGTACGTTCGGCTCATAACCAAACGCAATGGGCATTCTTGCACAGAAGGCCATGTCCTCGGTCAGCTTGAAGGCTTTAAACCTCAAGTCCATCTGAGACGAGGACAGGAATGGCTTTTCGATGGGGCGGTTGTCCACATCAAAATAGCTGGTACATTCGATGTAGTAAATCTCTTTGCTGCTGGCATCGATCTGCTTCACATCGTAAACCATGCCGACATGGTAGATGTTACGCCATGCATGGAAGTTGAGCATCGAAGTATTATTGCTCAGGTCGTTGTCGAGCGTAAAGATGATGTCACCGACATCCAGCTCGGAGAACGGAACCTCGCATCCCATCTCGTACAGCTCACGCGCCATGTCGTTGGCGTTGCAAAAACCATTGAAATTCTGCTTGCCCGTTTTCGTCGAGTCGGGGTGGTAATAGGAGTTGTACGAGTAAGACCCCTCGTAGTTATCATCGTTCGGCTGCACCCAACCGTAATAGACATCGGTTCCGCTCTGAGCCGTATCGGTCAAACCGTACAGGTACTTTCTGTACTTGAAGTCGAAATAGTATCCGAAATCGGACACAGCCGTCTTGGTGATGTTGGGCGAATAGGTGCTTGCATTCTTGCCCACGAAGTCATTCACGCTTCTGCCCATCATGATGTTCTGCACGAAGGTGGCGCAGCACGACTTGAATTTGCCCTTCTCCGCCGTGTAGCAGGTGGAACCAGCCGTGAAAGCGTTGCGGTTGTGGGTAAATTCGTAATAGAATGTCCCTTTGTTGTTGTAGTAGTCATCCATCAGGGATTGCAGGGCCAGCTTCTGCTCATCGGTCAGAGTGGGCTTTTTCTGTACCGTATTGCTTTCAACAGCATCCGCAGGAGCGTAGGAAAAAACGCCCGTTCCGGCGTTGGAGAAAAAGTCACCCGTCACAGCGTCACGCATGCCAAGCTCGCCGTCCTCCGTCCTCTGCACGGGGCGGTAGTTGTGGATCGTCTCGCCGTTTCGCCTGATCTTGACGTTGCTGATTCGGGCATAAGACGGCCCGGAAAGCGCACCAGTATCGTGGTTAATACCACTGAACAGTTTCAGTGTTCCGGTAGGCATCGCCGTGTAAGGCAGGCTATCAGAGACAACCGAACCATTCAAAATGAAAGTGGACTTGCTGACGCTAAACGTACCGCTCTGATGCTGATTCGTGAAGGCGGCGGAAGTCGTGCCGGAATTGTGACCAAAGCGCACATACCACTTGTAGTTGTTACCCCAAGTGCTCACTCTGATGCCATTGCTTGCATCACGGGCATCAATCAGAATCTTATCGGTGCTGATATCCAGTGCAGACGCAGGGATCGTATAATCGACCTCGACCACATCATCTTCGTGCAGAACGTAGCCGGTGTCGATGTACTGCGTGCCGGTGTTTTCGAGGTACTTAACAGGCACATATGCCTCCTGCACATCGACCTCACCGCTGCCGCTGATCTCGATGTTCCCCTCCCCAAGCAAAGACTGGCCGTTGATGGTCTTAATCTTCTGGTGCTGCGTCAGGTATTCGCCCTTGGGCTGGTAGGTCTGCGCCGCTTCCTCCTTGGGAAGATAGGCAGAAAGGTCAACCGAGCTGCCATCGCCGCCAAGCTGTGCCTGTGCAATCTTCTGGTCAACCACAGATTCGGTCACATAATCGCCCTTGGGCTGCTTTCCGGCAATCGCGGCTTCGTTGTCCACAATGCCCTGTTCCATCTTGTTCAGGGCATCAGCCGTCAGCGTTTGCCCCTTGGCAAAGTTCTGTTTCGTGTAAGCCATTTTCTTTCACTCCTTATCACGCAAGCACCAGTTTGCCAAGAACAGCAACGCCAAGCACCGCGCTTGTTTCATTATCCGGCAGAACCGCACCGCCCTGCTCAAGCACTTCGATTCTGACAAGTGCTTCGTTCAAAATCGCCATGATCTGCGCATACACATCCGGCGCAGGTTCCACAGGCGTGCCGGAGCCACACAGGATGGATTTCTTGGCAGGCACATAGGCCGCCGTTGTGGTGTACAGGTTGCCAGCAAACACACCCACCCGGACGCTGTGCGTGCCTTTCAGGATCGGCACAGGGCAGCGGCTGCCTGTGAAAACAATATCCACAGGCTGCCCGTTTCCGGGATCAAACCGCGCCGTTTTGGCGGGATGTTCTGCCCATTCGGCATCAAAGTCAAAGTCAATGACAAAATCACTGTTCCCGCACACATACGCCGTGTCACAGGTTTTCCGGGCGATTTTGTCACGGATTGAAATATGGATGATGTGTTCCATGGTCTATCATTCCTTTGATTCCTAGATAAAATGGTGCTGCTTATTTACGGCCTGAAGGCTACCCAGCGCACAGGCACGTTGCCTGCGGTCGTCCTGAATACATTCAACTTGAAGCCAGTTGCCGTCACGCTGCTGAAAGAGCAGTTGCCACCATTGAGCACAGCTTCAGCATTGGCATTCAGCGACAGGATCACGGCGGGCGCGTACTGAAACGGCGTGTCAAACGTGATGTCCTGCGATGTCACCACGCCTGCTTCAGCTGCCACGGTAATCAAACCCGTCTGCATTTTGGCAGACATGGCCGTTTTTTCCAGAGCACCAATTTTCCCCTTGAAGCTTTCCAGATCAGTTTGGTGCTGTGCGATCATGTCCGCAATCTTTGCGTTGTTTGACGCGCTCATCTGGATTTGCGTTCCATACGGCATTGGATGCACATGGTTTCCTCGCGCTACGCCATTAGCCGTGCCGGGGCTTGCTGTGCCAAGGGCAGCAGGATTGCCCGTGTAGTAATCAACGCCGTCCACTGCTCCGGTATCACCGCGCGGGATGGTCAGCTTGACCACCGGAGCAGCAGCCGTGCCGCTCTGCTCAATCTGCACATCGCTGCCCGGCGCACCCGTTGCGACCTGAAACGTAATGTTGGGCGTAGCTCCGGTAGGGATGCCAAATTTGATGTTCTTTGCTCCGTCAGATGAGGTTGTAACGGTGACGGTCGGGTTGCTGCCCGCTGCCAGATTGGTTGCGCTCGCCTTGGCGTTTGCCCAACCTTCTGCACCTGCTGCGGCAGTATTGGCGCGGGTCGCTGCTGTGTTTGCATTGCTCGCAGCAGTATTGGCGTTGCTTGTGGCCGTTTCGCAGGCATCAACAGCGTCTTCCATTTCCTCAAACTTGGCAATGAGTTCATCAATGGACGGGATCACGTTGGAGGTATCCACCAGCGGGCCATCACTCTGATTTTCAATCATGCCAGCGACCCTCAACACGGTACGCCGAACAAACCCATTTGAACTTGTCAGTCTGACAAACGCAACAAACGCACCAGAAACGTTGTAACAGGATTCAGGAATGGTCACAAAAACAACGTTGCCATTCACACTGCCGCTCAACGGAACACGGCTTCCATCACCACGTTCAAACTGACCTGTTGCTGACAAATCAGCCAGATCCGCTTTTCCAGTCCCATCCATCAATTCGATGCGAAAAATGTTCGCGTTCTTGTCACCCTGCTGGAACACTGTGTCAAGATAATCCAGTTTGAGTGCTTCGCTCAAATCCTTTTTGAACGGAATTGTCATTTGTCCTGCCATTTTGTTCACCCCTGTCTTTCTTTGTTTATACCAGCCATTTCTTCTGGGCTATGTACTGCTCTAATGCATACCTCATAGCGTCCATCAAATGGTTGAAGTCATCAATTGGCACATTCAGTTTTGTTCCGAACTTGTCTTCATCCCATGTGTAATTGCTGATTTCCGTCAGGAAGTTCACACATTTTGGATGAATGATGATTTCCAAGTCCTGAATCCACTGGATGCCATTTGTGATACTGTCCTTGCCCTTCTGTGCCGCCTTCACGCGCAGACCCAGGCTTTTCAGTTCGTCTATGGACTTTGGTTCAGCAGAATCAGCCGTGATTCGTTCCTTGCCATAGCCCATTTCCTTGATGGTGTCGGCTATCTTTTTGTTTGACATGCCCTTGCCATACATTTCATCAAACACAAAAAGCCGCTTGTTCGTCAGATCAAGCAGCCCACAGAAAAGTGTTGATGGATCGTTTGTATAGCCAAAGTCAAGACCGAATGTTGATACAACCCCTGGTTGCCTGCGTACTTCGTCAAGGTCGAATGCTTCTTCCTTCCAGTTTTCGTACACAAGGCCGTCCACAATACCCCAACCACCAAGACCAGCTACAGCATATCGGCGCGGGTTTCGCTTTTTCATGTCCTCGAACATCTTGATGTCATCATCATCAAGCCATTCGTTGCATTTGTAGTTGGTTGTCATGGCAAGTGTTCTTGCGTCTGGATTGTCAAAGAAACGTTTTTTCAGCCAGTGATGCTCATTCCAAGGGTTGAATGTGATTCGCCACTGTTTGAACAAGTTGGATTCTTTAGGAAAGCCGCCACGGATGGATTCATCCAGCATATCAAAGTCAGCTTCATTCGTGACTTCATAGGCTTCTTCAAGCCATGCCCAGCACAGATATCCAACGTCAACCGTTATGGACGTAACCTTCAGCGGATCGTCCAGTCCTCGGAAGTAAATCTTCTGCCCTGTGGGCTTGTATGTGGCTTCCAATGGATTCAGCTTAAAATCCCACCAGGCATCCACACCAAGGCGATGCACAGCCCATTTAAGTTCCGTATAACAACTGTCCTTCAGTGTTCTGTATGTCTTGCGAATAACCAACGTATTAGCCTGTGGATACTCCATCATTTTGACAATAAACCACAGTGCAGTTGTCTTGCTTTTCTTGCTGGCTCGACTGCCTTTACAAACACAATAGCGTCCCTTGAAACGCCAGAATGTGCCGTAACCCCCGCCGACCACATCAGGAAGATTTATTCTGTTGACATTGCTAGTCGGCAAGTTCATCATCCCCAGCGATTACAACGGGAATCGTTCCATTCACATCAACGTTTTCGGTATAAATGCCGTAGCGTTTGCCAAGCAGTTCAGCAGCTTTCAGCCTGTCTTTCTCTGACGGTTCCTTCTGTATCGTTCTGGCTTCTGAACGTCCTTCCCCTTTGCCCTCAACCACAATTTCGGTTGACTGGCTTTCACCCCTCAGAACAGACGTTAGATACCGAAGCACTTCATCCTGATCGGCAATCAGGTCTTTTTCTTTTTCTTCCATACGATTTTCAATATAGTTTTTAATGGACGGTTTTGACATGTTTTGTGTTCCCATCTGTCTTGCTGACTGTTCAGAATACCCGGCTCTGATTGCAGCCTGAGTAGCATTCAGGTCAATCAGGTATTCATCGCAGAATCGCTGTTGTTTAGCCGTTAGCTTTGCCACAATCATCACCTTTCTTCAAATATTCATTCATATATTTCCCAGCCCCCACCAGCCAGGAGGAAACCCACAGACATCAAAAAATAGGGCTATTCGCCCCCCGTAAAGCGATTACGCCCCACCTGTACACCAACATCAATGACACAGAAAAAGCCCGAAGGGATGCGGCTGTCTCTACACATCCATTCGAGCTTTTCTTGGTCTATGACCAGTATAATCATATCACAGGCAAAAAGCCACAAACCATACAGAGAAGTCACACCGAGTCACAAAACATACAATTTAGTCACAAACTTTCGTGTTTTCCGACCTCTTTTCGATGTCAAATGCCTGTATCAGTGCTTGCTTTAGACTTTTGGTGCTGCTTTCCGACTTCAGGTATTGAATATAGGTGTTATAAGGATCAAGTTCGTGATACGGGCATTCATCGTGGATGCATACATGGCTTAATTTCGTGGAATCAGGCTCTGCCTTCTTCTTCGTGTAGTCCGCGCAGTAGATACAGCCCCGTTTGGTCATTTCCCTTGGTGCCAGAACCCTCATTATTTTCTCCTTCCATCAAGTATCCTCTGTACGTTCTTCAAGGCGCGTCCGTGAACAGTTGTCACCCAGCTATACGACTTGCCCTTTTTGTCAGCCACTTCTTCAAACGTGAAGAACTGAACATATACCTTGTGCAATAGGTCGTATTCGGTCGGATTTAGCCTTTCTAACGTGCTGATGACATCACGTTTGGTATCAATCAGCTTGTCAACAAAGGCGTCTATTTCGGCTTCTATTTCAATGATTTTGCATACAGCATCAGCCATCTTCTGCGGGTTGCCGGAAGTCTGTACCCGGTCGGCAGTCAGCTGCTGTGTGGTGCTGGTAGCCATTGCCTTCCACTGCTCTTTTTCAGCCAGCTTGTTTTCAATAAGCCTGTCCAGCATTTTCAACTGGCGTAAGTATTCTTTTGCTTTCAACTCACCACCTCCATCTATTCTTCTTTTGTAGTGTGCTTCACACGGTCATGTTCCTCAGCACGTTTTGCGTTGTTCCATCGTCCCAAGTTCCCGACCAGGTAGCCGGTAATCCTGCGCAGCCGATGGAACGGCTTTTCCGCCCACTTGTATTCAAGATCAATCATCTCAGGATCATCAGGATCAAGTGTTGCGATAACCTCAGTAAGGTTTTCGCCATACAGTTCACGTCCTCGCTCCACATAGGCCGCTGCTTCTTCTTCGGGAATTGTGCCGTTCTGTACCTTTACAATCACACCATCGATTGAGTATTTCATTCTTCATTCCCCCGTTTCACTTCTTCCGTTACTTTGAACACATACTTATTTTCAAGTTCAAGTTCTTCTGTTCCACTCATCTCAGAAATATACTTCGAAACATATTCCCGTGCGCATTCAGGACACAAATCCACATATTCGTGGCTTTCGGCACTTTCATAGCCCCAATCGCTGTGCCATGTGTGTACTTTCACATAGCGCGAATCTTTTTTCTGAAATTCGCACGGAAGGATTTTCTTTTTGCACACATCACAGGTTATGTATTCAAGAACGTGGTATTTTTTAGTGACAACCTTTTTGTTGAAAGATTCACCGTAGTGTTTCAACGTCATTCCCCTTTCGTATTTTCCTCACAAACTCCGCGCCACTCAAACTTCATCTGTCAATACTCCTTTCAACGACCGTCATAATGGCATAGTTTGCAAGATCCAGAAGCGTGTCTTCAATGCTTTCATTCACAACTTTCTGGTCATTGCCTTTCACCAGTGTCTTCAGTCGGTCAAGCTTTTCAGACAGGTGAATGATAGGATACACATTGCCATACTCAGCATAGTTCTTTCCGAAGGAATCACCATAGTCATGGTTTTTCTGTGCGTACAAGGCGTTCAGCCGTTTGCAGATTTCAAAGTGAGTGTTGATCTTTTCCATCGGAATCCTCCTTCGTATTTTCAGGGCATACGCCGCGCCATTCCCATTCTTCGCAGTCATCATACCACCATGCGCCTGTACTGGTTGGGTCTGGGTCGTGCTTTGCGCAATCACCCACAAAAGCACAAGTTTCGCAGCATCCTTTTGCAGACTCCATCAGCGCATCCCTTTCCTTTTCGACCTGTGCAAGGCGGGATTCAAGAACATGTACCTTGCTGATTGCGTCCGCACCAGCTTCCAACGCTTCAATCCATCGTTCTTCTGCCGGATTTCGTTTACCGCCAGCGGCAAGATGGTCAAAGTATCCCATCTGTGCAGATTTGACAGCTTCACGGAGGACAAATTTGTTTTCCTTGTCCATGTCAACCATCAACATTCAACCTCCTGCTCAAACTCCGCTTCACCGTTGTACCATCGATGTGCCTTCAGTTCTTTCTCTGCTTCTTCCAGGCGTGATTCAAGCAGCTGAATGTTGGCAACACGGGCGGCATCAACGCACGTCAGCCTGTCCCGCTCTTCCTCTGATTCCGCAAGGCTTTGCTCAAGCTCTTCAAATCGCGTACGCACTAGATTGTTCGCCGATTGCATCAGTTCTGCCGCATCCCTTAAACCCTTATTAAGACTTGCGTTTTCTCTTTCAAGCTGCTGGATGTAAGCAACAGCATCATTCAGAACATGCTTTACGCATTCTTCAACGGTTAGGTCTTCAGCATTGTCATACGGGCATTCCCGGCACGACCCGCATTCAAGCCCCTTCTTGATTTCATCAGGTGTTTTCATCCTTCAACCTCCTTACCAATCCGCATTTACCACAATTTCATCATCAGTCAGGATCGTGCTTGCAATCATGTCGTGGATTTCACGCGCCTCATACAGTTCGGTGTGTTTCCTGAGGAATTCACAAACATCCTTCTTCTGTCCGTTGGTTAGTGTCATGTCTTTGGCGTACCAGTCGTTTTCCTCGGTTCTTTCTTCAAACGGTACATAATAGCCAATTGACTCAAGCAGCGGATACCATGCGCGCCCACCGCTGTTTAGCTCTCGCTCGCGGTTGTTATGTACAGGTTTTCCGCAATGCGGACAACAAACAGTGGTTTCCTTGTAGAATCTAATATCAAGACTCATCCTTCACCCTCCTGTTCCAAGCTTCAGCGGCTTCGTTTGGACTATCAAAAAACTGTCTGCTTTCACTGCCGCACTCGTTGCACCTTACTCCGAACGCGCTGTTTAACTTATAAAACTTGTGTTCAATGATAAAAGCTTCTCCCCCGCAAAACGGGCAGGGCTTCAGGTTAGGTGTCATCATCTTTGTCCTCCATGAAAAACTGCACCATTTCTTCTTCGTTCGGCCGCTCACAGCAGAACAATTCCGTGCAGTATTCTCCTTCCTTTCCATGTGTAATCATGTCAATGATGGAATACGGCATGCCAGCTGCGTTCGTGAGGTGTACAAGGTACACCCCACGTTTCAGTTCACGCACAATTTCAGCCTTTTTGTCCCCATGATATCTGTGATATCTTTTGACCAGCGTTTCATGTGTCATCCTTCTCATCCTCCTCCAGAAGCTTTGCAAGGTCTTCAACAACACCGCAGAACCCTTCGGCGATTTGCTTATCTTCCACTCCCCACGTCAATCCTTCGATATTCCCAAGTATTTGAAAAAGTTTTTCCCGCTGTTCCTGTGTCACTTATTACCCCTCCCCAGAAAATAGCCAATGAGCAAACACAGGACGAAAACCAGATAAGCGCCCATTGTCAGACCTCCTTAATAGCTGCTGGTGAACGTAATCGGGATGATCATTTCGGGCAGGAAGTTGATTTCGTACTTATACGGCGAAACATCAGCACCGCCCAGGTCTTCCACAACGTACATCGTCCAGTCGTTCAGATAAATGTAATGCTTTTTGTACTCGTTCGGGCCTGTCTGACAGACAACTTCCAATTCATTGCTTGCACTGTTGAGGATAGAAAACTGACCAACCAGTTCGAAAAGTGGCTTGTCCGTTCGCATGTTGAAAACAGATATCCTGCGAAGCACATTGAAGTTATTGGCTTCCTTGGAAACGTTGTGTGATACCGTATACACCTGTTCGTCACATGCAGTAAGCACAAAAATCATGGAAACAACCAGAATGAACAGAAATACCTTTTTCATCAAATATCCTCCTTCAAAAACGAATTGATGAAGTCATCTGCCGTCTTAGCTACATCCAGCCACACCCAAATTTCTCTATCTTTCCTGACGGAAACAGATGCAACCTCGCAGCATTGGTAGTCCTCATTGATCATTTTAAGGATTGATGCCTTATCACCGCTGATATTGTATTCTACGCTTGTGTGGTTATCAGCAAGGATACAGACCGTCATATGCTGTTCACAGTCAATACACTGCAAAAGGTCAATGAATTTCATTTTCATCCCTCCTTCGGCGGTTCATACGCCAGCACCACAGCAGTCAGCCACTCAATGACATCAATTCTGCCGCGCAGGTTGTCCAGTTCATCCTGCTTGACGCCGGGCCTGTGTTCCGCATGCCCCAGAGCAATGCGCGTGTCCTTCAGCTGCCTGTATAGGAAATCAAGTGCTTTCTCAAACATTAAAGATTCCCCCTTTTGTCTGGTGACCTTTCCGTTTTATTGCCATGCCAACTGCTTCGGTCACATCACGGTTCAGTTCCCTTTGGTGTATCAGCTTGTCACACTCTACGCGATATTGGGCGTATATTTCACACTTCCCATGGCAATCCTGTGATCTGTCCGGGCAATCACGTCTGCACTTGATTTTGACAGGCGTTAGCAGGATGTCTTTCATTCCCATCGGCAAACTATGACACCACCCATCTAATCTGCGCGTTCCTGATAAGCTTTTCACACAGAAGGCAAGGCTGCGGCTTTTCCACTCTCTTGCCATCCTCCAAGCCAACCAGATACAGTGTTGCACCAGCCATATCCGAACGATTTGCATTGATAATGGCATTGGCTTCTGCATGCACCGCCTGGCACATTTCGTATCGTTCGCCGTGTGGAATGTTGTTGGCTTCCCTCCAGCAGTAACCGTTGTCGCAACAGTTCTCTGCGTTTCTGGGTGATCCGTTGTAGCCGGTGGATACAATCACATCATTCTTCACGATAACAGCACCGTACTGGCGGCGAATGCATGTGGATCGCTTTGCAACGGCTTCAGCAATACCAAGGAAATAATCATCTTTCGTGGGTCTGCTCATTGCGTTTACCTCTTTTCACACAGTCCGCAGGGTTTCATTTCGTGACACACACCACCGTGGTATGCACACATAGGAACAAGATGTGGGATAAATTCCGGGCATTTTTCGCCTGCCTGACGGCACATTTTCTGAACCACTTCCCGTGTTTCCTTGCTCGCCTGCATGCACAGTCGTTTGTTGGCAATGATCATCAATTCTTCGGCATCCATATCCCAGATCATCGACACAGGTGCATCCTGTGGGGCTTTGTTGCGGTCATACTCGCTCTGTCGGTCATTGCGCTGACTCTTAACGTAAGGCTGTGCATGAATGTGCCTGCACAGGTGAACACTGACCCATGAAGGGATATCTTCAATCAGGAAGGAGAAGCGCAAGCGCCGGATGGGTGAATGCCTTGCAGCGAGAATTCTTTCCCGCCAGTCCCTGTTCGGTGGTTCAAACTTGGTCTTGCCAACAGTCACAAGCGCCCTTCGTTTGCATTCGTACCAGTCATATGCGGTTGGATATTCAAGCATGGTAATCTGCATATCATCTGCCCTCCTTTTTCCGTTCCTTGTAGAAACCAAGGTTCGTTGTCATTCGTGTTCTTGCCAAATCTTCGTGATTTTCACAGCCTTTGTTCGTCTCTTTGTGGAAGAACGGGCTTTCCCTGAAATAGCACTTCCGTTCACCTGTTTCGTACAAATCCCACCACCACATACAGTCGTGGCATGTTTTTTGACTCATAGTTCTTTCCCCTTACAATCCAAGCATTGCTTTTGTATCTGCATGTGTGTCTTTCAGGCTTGTCCTTCTTCGGCTGACGCCGTTCACTTCAATCGGGAAGCACCGTTCAAGGATTCTGTCATAGATTCGCTGATAGCTGACTTCCTGTGGCTTTTTGATTTCCTCCGCCGTCAGGTTGGTGGTAATGATGAAAGGAAGCCCGGAACGGTAACGGCTGTCGATGATGTTGAACACCATTTCCTGCATGAACTCTGATTTCCGTTCTGCACCCAGATCGTCAATGATCAGAAGCGTGTAATCATTCAAGCTGTCAATGAACTCCTGCTTCCCTTCATACATGCCCTGAATCTTGTTGGTGAGCCGGGCAAAGTTGGTCATCAGCACCGAATAACCGTGGTCAATCAGCCTGTTTGCGATGCATGCAGCGTAGTATGTTTTTCCTGTGCCGACAGTACCAAACAGGAGCAGGCCCTTGCTGTCCTTTTTGAAATCCCTGAACTGCTCCGCATATCTAACCATGGCGTTTGACAATTTCGGGTTCTTCCTGTCATCATTTTCAAACGTCCAGTCAGCCATGTTGGTTTCCGCAAAACAGATCCTGCGCTTGCGTTCAAGAGCTTCCTGCCGTTGCTTATCTTCATGCTGTTTGAGTTCCTTCAGCTTACAGTTGCAGATACAGCGAACCGTCTTTTGGATTCCGGCAAATTCAACCCTTGTCTGCACTGCCCTGTGGCAAACAGAACAGTGCAGCAGTCCGTCATCGCCCATGTATTCATTGTCAGAATGCGGTACATTGGCGCTGATGCTTTCAACAAGTGCTTCATACATGGTTCATACCTCCCTTCATCAGAAAATGTCATCCAGATCCGTTTGTGTGTTCGTGTTTCTTGCACCCTTGTCTGCATAGTTGCCGTCCAGCACCTTTGCCATGTTAGCGTCATTCATAAGCCAGTCGAAGTTTGCCGTCCAGTTCCTTTTGTTTCCACCCTTCAGGAAGGATGATGCTTCAGCGTTTTCAAACACAGTTCTGAAATCATCCATGGTGTAGGTCTTCAGCCTTGCCTTGATGGCTTTCTTCCTGGCTTCAGACAAGGAGCGGATTTGAGGAAGGGAAGGACAGGTGGAGTTGTACATATCAGCGATCAGCTGATAGTCTATCCTCTCCTTCTTCATCTGGTCTCCTTCTTCTTCTCCTTCTTTATCTGCTTGGCTAACATTAGCTTTACTGTTAGTTTTACAGTTAGATTTACCAGAAGACAGAAGCCGTTGTTTTTCCCTGTATTCCTGCATGTAGTTGCGCATGTATTCCTTTTTGGATTCAAGCTGGTCAAGGTTCTGATGTTTCCCCCAGTTGGGAATCGTTATCACACCATCAACAATCTCAACCATGCCGAATTGCTCAAAGGTCTGCAAGGCAAGCTGCACCGTGGTTTCCTTCATTCTGAAGATGGTTGCAAGCATCTTGTCCGTGTATGCAATCTTATCGTTCATCATGAACACACCACTGTTGTTCTGCTTCCCGGCAAGACACAGGAGCTTGAACCACACAACAATGATGGAATATGCATCAGGAAGGCTTTCAATCAACAGGATTTTTTCATCATCGAAAATATCCGTTGTGATCTTGATCCACTTCACATCAGCCATTGACATCACCCATGTAGTACCGTGTGAAGTTCGAACCCTTTCCATCAGCTGCCTTGTGACTTACCCTTTTGCCAAGGATGTGATGACCGGCCTTTCGGAGGTCTGAAACCCTTGCAGGAAGTCTTGTGCATCTGATTGCCGTGTATGCTTCAAGCTGCGAAATGTTGCCGTGCTTTTCGATGTATTCCAGTATCATTTCGCACTGTGTAGGTCTTTTGCCCATCAATCAAACTCCTTTCATGTATTCTTCAAACGTTTTGCATTTTGCAAAAATAACACGGTTGTTTACCCAGCGTTGCAGTTTCCGAAGTTCATGCCCTTGGGGAATGTTGTGCTTGTCGTAGAGCATCACATATGCCCAGTAACCAAGTTCACGCAGTGTGTAGATCCGTTGCAAATCCTGTTCAATGGTGGTATCAAAGTTGCAAAGAACATACACAATCAAGTCACGTTCGCGAATGCCGGTGATTTCCTTAAACATCTGGAATTTCGGAATAATCATGTCTTTGTCTTCGTACCGATCCCACGCGAAGTGTATGGACTTGATATTAATCTGCTTCAGCATTTCAGCCTTTTCAGGTGTCATAAGCCTGATGTCAAGCCCTTGGTTGAAATCAACCTTTGCTTTGCTGTCAATAAGTTGTTGAAGCAAATCCTTCCACTGTTTGCATGCCAGAATGTTTGGATCACACAGGACAATGTTTTTCTGACCGTTCCAGAATTCGTTCAGGTCTGCAACTTTGCGTGATGCTCTGCCTTCCTTGGCTTCTACATGGCAGAAACTGCATCCCCTTGGGCAACCTCTTGTCAGGAAACCGTATGCTGTATCTGTAATCCCGTAAAGGGAATAATCAGGGAAGATGTGTTCAACCTCATCTGGAAGTGGTGTATCTTTGGCCTTATTGAATATTTCCTTTCCATTCACAAGGCTGATGCAATATCCGCTGCCGCCCTTTACAACCTCATCTGCATCAATGAAATACTGGTAATCAGGTGTGAAGCTGAACACTTTTGACAGGTAAACCCTGTCCATATGGCCTGAAAACATGGGATCATACCACTCCACTTGATCTCCCTTTTCCTTGTGCCATGCTGATAATTTCATCAGTGGTATGTTTGGGTAATTGTGTCCATCGACATCAACAAGCCCAATCTTCATATGTAATCAGCGCCTTTCGTTTTGGTTTCTCTTAAACATCACCAGCTTTTCTGTGTAAGCTCCTTTCCACCTCAAAGCCTTCCCCCGGATACCTGGCTTTGAGCTTGTCAATGTTCATCTGCATGATGGTTTCCAGATCGTAACCAATGGCAGAAGCCGTTTCGGCAATGTACCAGCACAAATCGCCCAATTCCTTTGCAATGTGCTGATAATCCAGCGGATGACCCTGAAACAGGTGCTTTTTCACCA